CGCGCGAAACCGTAACGCCTTGGGGTGGCATGCGCTACAGAAACACCATGCATTTGGGGCATTTCAATGGCGAGAAAGTGATGGTGGCTTATGACATCGCCGATTATTCCAAGGTTTGGGTCAAGGATTTGGACGGCGCCTTGATTTGCGAGGCCGAATTTGTCGAAGCGACACGCTATCACGCGCAAAGCGCACAGATGGCCGACGAGGAAAAGCGGGCGGCAGCGCAGTTGAAACGGCTGGAAAACAAGGGAGAGACGATTAAGGCGAGGATGCCTGGAAACGTGATCGATGGTGCGTTGGAGGTGTTGCCAGCGCATGAAATTCCGGGAATGCGGGAATCAGCTCGCATCGTGGAAGAAAAACACTCAGCGGAGCCGGTTGCAGCCGTCCCGCTGAGAGATCAACCCAGAGAACGCTATCTATTCTGGCGCACTCTGGACGAACGCGTGAAGGCCGGAGAAGAACTTTACGGCGATCTTCACGATTTTCATAAGGCATTTCCGAATACCCACGACTGGCGCAGCTGGAATGCTTTTTATAACGGCGACCTGTTTAAGGCCGCTCAACCTTGAGGCTTCAAATGATAACAGAAACACGAACGCCTGGCATAGCCCGGATCGGAAATATTGCTCAATGCCAAGCGGCATTGGAGCGCGCGATCTCGCGCAGCGCCAACCTTCCGGGCCTGGTTTGCTTTTACGGCCCGTCCGGCTGGGGCAAGTCGCTGAGCAGCAACTACCTGTGCAACACCCAGCGCGGCTATTACGTGCAGGTCAAATCGATCTGGTCGAAAAAGGTCTTTCTGAGCAAGATTCTGGGCGAGATGGGCATCAAGCCGGCGCATACGACCGGCGAAATGCTGGACCAGGTATGCGATCAACTGTCCGCCTCCGGCCGGCCGCTGGTGATCGACGAGATGGATCACCTGGTCGACAAGAACGCGGTCGAGCTGGTGCGCGACATCTACGAAGGCTCGCAAGCGCCGATCCTGATCATCGGCGAGGAGCAATTGCCGCAAAAGCTGAAGAAGTTCGAGCGTTTTCACGGCCGGGTCTTGGCTTTCGTGCCGGCGCTGCCGGTCACCTTGGCCGATGCCCACGAATTGGCGCAGGTTTACGCGCAAGGCGTGCAATGCGGCGAGGATCTGCTGGCGCATCTGGTGCACGAATCGCACGGATCGGTGCGTCGGGTCTGCGTGAACCTGGACCAGGCACGCGAGGAAGCGGCGGCGCATGGCGTCAAGGCGATCGACCTGGCCTGGTGCCAACAGCATGGTGTTAAGTTCTACACCGGCGAAGCGCCAAAAAGGAGGGTTTAACGCATGGCTTTTATCAGGACTTTCGAAGATCAGGCGTTGGATGCGCTGGGCTGTCTTGCTGTCAGCGACACAGTGACGGACGGAGAGTTGTTTGTCGGCATCAAAATGGTGGACGCCGACAATCTGCAAAAAGTACGGGCAGTTTTTGCACTGAACCGCGCGGAAACCAAGGCGCTGGTGATGATGCTGACGGAAGCGTTGAATAGGGAGGCTCGTCGTGTCCACTAAAAATAGTTGTAATTGCAGAAGCGATATCGAAGCTCGAATGCTTGCATTATTTGCCGAGAAGAACCCGCAAGCGACAGATCATAGGGTCAATTTGACGGGATATGCATTTTTGATTTCAGACCTCGATATCGACATGAAAGGATGCATGCCGATGGAACTGAGCGCGAAGTTCCCATTAAGAAACGGCGGATTTAAGGAAAAAACACAAAAACAGAACATGATGTTCAATTACTGCCCCTTCTGCGGGGAGAAATATCCGGTGAAAGAGGGGGAAAAAAATGACGCGAAATAGGAAGCCAGCGCACCTGGAATACGCCGGCGGCAAAAGCCCGCGGCAGCGCATTTGGGAGAAGATAAGGGCTTATAACGCAGGTCAGGCCGAGCCGTTTACGGCGACTCGATTGATTGGCGATCTGCCAGGCACGATAGCGAAAGATACAACGCGAACGTATATCAAGGCGCTTGTGGCTGGCGGTTATTTGGAGGCTGTCGGAAATTTTTACCGGCTGATAAAAGACAACGGCGTCGAAGCGCCGAGGATAAAAAAAGACGGTAGCCCCGTCACCCAGGGCCGAGTCCAGGAGAATTTGTGGCGCACGCTGCGCGCCCTGGCCCATCCGGTCACCTATCTGGAGCTGGCGGCGATGGCGACCACCGACGAGCATCCGGTTGCGCCATCCTTCGCCCGCGATTACCTGGGCAATCTGGACAAGGCCGGCTATCTGCTGAAACGTGATGGCAAAAAATATCAGCTCAAACCGGCGATGAACACTGGCCCAAGGCCGCCGATGGTGCAGCGGATCAGCCAGATTTACGACCCGAACCTCGGCAAAGTGGTGTGGAGCAAGGGAGGCGACGATGAGTGATCCGCGCCTTGTACAACTGCAACGAGCCGTCGCCGAAAGCTCGGTTACGGCGGTCGCGAACAAGCTCGGCATTCCGCGCTGCACGGTCAGCCTGGTGAACGGCGAGAAGTATCCGGCCAACCCGGAGAACATCCTGCGCCGCTTCGACGAGGTGTGGAACGGCATCGACTGCCCGCATTTGGCGCGGCAATTGACCCGCGCCGAATGCGACGCCTTCAGCGACCGGCCCCGGCCCAATCAACCGCTTGGCCTGCAACACTGGCGCGCCTGCCAGGCGTGCCAGCACAACCTTAAGAGGAAAGACCATGAAGCCTAAATGCCGTTATCCCGACATGACCTTGGTGCGCCGGCAAGTCAACGCCGTCATGGCGGCGCTGACCGACCTGGTCAACATGGGCGTGGAAGTGCAGAACGTCACCTTCCGCCAGCCCGCGCCGGTGATCGAGGTCAGCTATTGCCGGGGCTGCGAAACGATCCATCACAGCTTCAAGGGGCGCGGCCGCAACACCGACGGCAAGCTCTACGTCCGCCGCGTCGCCCTGCTGCGCGGCTGCACGATCGAATGGAGCGAGGAAACGCCATGAAAGCCGGCACCTTGATCCTTGCGTTTTCCGTCTCGGCTTTGCTGTGGGCGCTGCTGTTTTTACTGATCGCCAGCGTGCCGGCAATCAACCTGTTAATCGATTTACTTTTGCAAACGGAGGAATGATGGAAGCAAAAACAAGCGTCCCGCCCGGCTATCGCGCCGACAGCTATGGACGACTGGTGCCGGAGGCGGCGATAAAACCGCTGGATTTGCTGCGCGACGACACGGTGGCCGGGATTATCCGGAACGCCATCGGCGTGCAAGGGCAAATGCGGGCATTCAAGACCCAGGCGTTGTCCGACATCGCGGCGTTCGTCGAGCTGTCCGCCGAGCAATACGACACCAAATGGGGCGGCAAAAAGGGCAATTTGTCGCTGGTCAGCTACGACGGCAAATACAAAGTGCTGTTGGCCGTGAGCGACTGTCTGGCGTTCGACGAGCGCCTGCAGGTTGCCAAATCGCTGATCGACGAATGCATCCACGAATGGGCGGCCGACAGCAATGTCGAGATCCGCACGCTGATCGAGCACGCGTTTCAGACCGACAAGCAGGGCAACATCAACACCGCCCGCGTATTCAGCCTGATGCGGGTGAAGATCGAGCATCCAAAATGGAAGCAGGCGATGGAAGCGCTGAAGGACAGCATTCAGATCACCAGCACCAGCCAGTACCTGCGGCTGTACGAACGAGTCGGCGAAACCGAACAGTATCGGCAGATTGCAATGGATATTGCGGGCTTATAACGACAACCATACCACAAGCGAGAAAACACATGACTAAGAAAGAACTGATCGACAGATTGGAGAAACTCAACCCCAAATTCAGCAAAGCGGCAATCGAAAATCTGCTGGACGATTTGGCCGCGACCGCCATTGAAGAGCTTGACTAGAACGAAGAATTCACCCTGCCTGGTATCGGCAAACTGCACGTCGCCGAAACCGCAGAGCGAGAAGGCCGCAACCCGCAAACCGGAGAAACGCTGCACATCCCAGCGAAGAGGCGCGTTAAGTTCAGCGCGACCAAGGCGCTTAAAGACCATCTCAACGCCTGATCATTCGGCCCCACCTGGGGCAAGGACGCCCCTTTTTTCGGAGGAACTATGGGACAAACGATTACATTGGTCGCCCTATCGATACACATGGGCTTCGATTCCGGCAACCGGATGACGCGCTACATCGCGGCGCTGTGCGAGCAGAAAGGCGTCGAGCCGTTTCCGGATCCGATCGAGAAATCGCAGGGCGGACAAATCCTGACCTACGATTTTGACGAGGCAATGGCCTGGTTCGACAAATATTACTCGCGCCGCGCCTACCAGTTTAACCGCCTGGCGCAGCGCTTCATTCGCGGCGAGTACGATAGGCCGGAATTGCAGTAGCAATACCGGATGAAGAAGATCGCGGCCAAGCATTGCATGAGGGCGGCGTGATGGCGACCGACTGGCAAAAGATCAAACAGGACTTATCGTGCACCTATGGCAGCGTTTATCTGCGTTGCGACGGCTATTTGGTTTATGCGCACATGACTCGGCACAAGATGAAGCTGCTCATCGAGGTGTATGTGAACGGATTGATTAGAGGCGAATGGATGTTTTTCGGCAAGGAAAGCGAAAAAGACAAAATAGGAGATATCGCCCGGAAATTCTACTGTCTAGCTCTGGTTAGAGAGCAGAAACGAGCAAAGGATTACGTCAAGACGATGGAAAAGATTTACGGCAAGCGCGAGTGCAAGAAACGGGGACTGTATGACCGTAATGTGTGCGCGCAACCGTGGTTTAAAACACCCTCCGCGTTCGTCTCCCATATCAAGAAAAATAACGAATCGGTCGAGATCATCGACCGCGAAACGCACGACAGCGAACTGGAAGCCCTGAAGGTAAAAAATGCCGAGCCCGCATAGCAACAAATTCAAGCAGGCCGAGCTGGCCAAGATCCACATTGCCAAGAAAGAGCTGGGCATGGACGACAGCACCTACCGCGCCATGCTCAAGCAGGTTGCCGGCGTCGACTCCAGCAAGGATTTATCCGCCCAGGGCCGCGCCCTGGTGCTGGAGCATTTGAAAAAGGCCGGATTCCAGGGCAAGCATCCCGGCAAGCCGAACAACCTGCCGTCCAGTTCGCCGCGCTCGGCCAAACTGGGCAAGATCGAGGCGCTGCTGGCCGATGGCAAATTGCCTTGGGCTTATGCGGTGGCGATCGCGGGGCGCATGTACGACAAGGAGCGGCTGGAATTCTGCTCGGATGACGAGCTGACCGGCATCATCACGGCGCTGGTGAAAGATCAAAAGAAACGCGAGCAATAGGAGAAAAAGTGATGCC